CTCTAGACGAGCTATCAGCATCGGTACTATAACGAGCCGAGCCTTTTATCACAATTACAAACACTAACATACCAATCCCATACATACCTGAGAAATCAGCTACTACTCGGATATACCGTGCACCACCAACATAGCCAATAGTGGTTTCTGCTGGGGTTTCTGCGTTGTCATCCAATGTTAAGAAAATACCAGCGGCAGTAACCGTACCATCGGTCACAGCGGAAGCGCTGCTCACGGCGGTAAAGGTTGAATTGTCACTACTATCTTCAAGTTTAAAGTCAATCTTATTGGAACCAGAAAGCGTAATGCCCTCTACTCCCGAACTGACTAGAACCGTTGCGCTTTCAAAGCCCTGCAAGTCAACTCCGCTACCATTGGTATCAGAAGCTGCTACAACAGGGGCGATGGAAGCTACGGCGGATATGTTATTCGCTAAATCTTTCATTTCGTTCCTCCTGTTATGCTGAGACTTTTTGCTTAACGATTGCTTCGGCTTGTACTATTTGACCACCCACTCTACGACGAGCAATGTATCTAACATTGCCTGATGTAGCTTGAGTATATACGTCTCTTAATACCGCCAACTGCACTCTGTCTACGATCATGTACGCCCTACGAAAGTCACCGAAAGCAATTGGATAAGCATTAGCTGCTACATCCGGCATATCAGTTACTTCAATATATGGCGATCCAAGGACCGTGTTTGGTACACCTGCTTGCAAGCTCATACCAGTCTGGAATACATACTGTCCAGCCGTGTCTTTTAGCTTCCTGATGGCCGCTAAAGTCGTACGATTGAATATGAATGTTCCATTCCTTCCGTATTCGCTTTTAATGGAGTGTACTAACGTGATCAGACCGTCTGCTGTCAGTGTTGATGCGTGTCCTGAATCGGATTCTCCTACGTCGCCATTGGTCATAATGCCCTCAGGCTTACCGACGGAGTTTCCAGATACAAATGCTGCACCTTCAGCTTTCGCAAATTGCTCTGCGAATTCTGACTGCATTTCGGCCTCAAGATCAAAGACAGTATCTTCAAGGTCTTGTTCAGAGATATCAACCATAGCGTAATGCTCATGGCAGGGAATCTCTTCTAGGCCCACGTTATAACCAGTAGTTTCACTTCTTGTTCCGCTTTCAGCGACCCAAGCAGCACTAAACGTACTAGTTCTTTTTGGAACCTGAACTGACCTTTGACCCGTGCTACGGATTCTAGCAACACTTCTGATCGGTGAAATTTCTGTTACTGTTTTCAGTAACTCATTCACGTACTCAGGAGGTGCTAAATAGCCGCCCGTACTATCATTGCTGACAGTAAGAGCTTTTTTCTCTACATCAGTAAGGTGTTCTACACCCTTCCGACAATAAAGATCAAATGCCTCAAGTCTAGAATCAACGGCTTTGGTATCATATCCAGAACCAGGTCTTTTCAGAACCGTTTCCAGATTATCCAATTTTTCGTTCATCCCTTCCTGAGCCATTTTGGCTTGAGTCATCTGTTGGTTGATATCCTCCAGACCAGACAAAGATTTTTCAATCTTATCGGTCTTTTCTTCCAGTGCAGATACACTCTCGCCCTTATCCAGCGATTCCAAGCGTTCGTCGTTAACCTTTTTAAATTCTTCAAAGGCTTCCCCGAACTCCTGGATAACGCTTTTGACATCTAAATCTGTCATAAGGCTCTCCTATACGAGGTTAGTTCATTGGTTAAGTTTTTAATCGCGTCTACGATTGGTTGGTTTGGTTGTTCAACTTCCCGCTGGACTACAAACGCTTGATTAACTGCTTTTGCAGCAACCTTTGCTTCGGAACGGCTCAAACTGAAAGCATCACGCATTCCGTTCTCCCATTCCCTTATAGAGATAGCATTTGCCTTTACCTGACTCACCGTAGCTTTCGGATTCATCGGGAAAGTAACAAGACTAATCTCCATTAAGTCTACTTCTTTGATATTGCGCCTTCGCGTGCGCTTATCATAAGAAACTTGTTCTGGGCTCACTCGGAACCCAATTGATA